GCTGCTCGATGGTTCACTCGTGAACTTCCACGGCGGGCGAATGACGTTCGACCAGGTCAAGCTGCGCCTCGAGCAGCTCATCAGCGATCAGATCGCCGGATTCTACGCTCCGATCTACCGCTGGAAGACCCGGCAGCGCATCACACCTGGCAGCCCGCAGTTCGACCCGGCCTTGTACCGCGCCGTTCAGCGCGGCGCGAACCCCTTCGAGTTCGTGTTCCGGCCCAAAGGCTGGCCATACGTCAAGCCGCTCGAAGATGCCGCCGCCGAAGATCTGGCTGAGCGGCGGAACCTCAAGAGCCTCAAATCGATTCTTGCCTCGCGGGGCGTGGACGAGGACGAGCATGTTGCCGAGGTCGTCGCCGGCCGGGGCAAATTCATCCGCGCCGCGATCCGCGAGGCCCAGGCCATCGCCCAGGAATTCCCCGACGTGGTAAGCCAGGACGAGGTGCCGCGCTTGTGGCGTGAGCTGCGCTATGGCAGCGAGCCGGCCGGCGTTCAGCCTGCAGTCACAGCCGACACCTCGAGCGGCGAAACCTCTGCCGTGGCCGATGCCGCAGGAGGCAATCGTGGAGAGTGATTTCGTGCTCCAGCCGCGATTCGAATTCACCACACCGCAGATGGCCGACTACTTCGGCGTGTGGTGCGTCGAGGAGCAGGCGTTTCGCTCGCTCGTCGATCGTTTCAACGGCCTCAACCTGCACGCGCACTTCGCCTCGGCGGCTCCGCAACAGGCAGCCGCCAAACAGAGGCAGCTTGAGCTGAACGTGACGCCAGACGGCATCGCGCTCCTGCAAGTGCATGGCGCGATGATGAAGAGCGTCTCATCGCTCGGCGAAGGCGCAAGCACCGTGCAACTTCGCCAGCAGCTTCGGGCTGCTCGCAAGGCACCAGAAGTCATCGGCGCGATGCTCGTGATGGATACACCGGGCGGAACGGCCCGAGGCAATCGCGATCTCGCCGATGAAGTGGCCCGCTTCGCAGAGGCCAAGCCCATCTTCTCGTACACCGAGGACCAGACCACCAGCGCCGGCGTTTCCGTCGCCAGCCAGGCGACCAAGCGATTCGCGAACAACGACACCGCTCTATACGGCGCGATGGGCACCTACAGCGTGCTGATGGACCAGAGCGGTATGGCCGAACGGCTGGGTGTGAAGGTCCACGTGATCAAGGCGGGGCAATTTAAGGGGATGGGCGAGCCGGGCACGCCGATCACCGAGGAGCAACTCGCCGAGGCCCAGCGCGTAGTGAGTGCCCTGAATGAAAGCTATCTGGAAACAATCGCCCGAGGCCTCGGAAAGCCGGTCGAGATGATCCGCTCGATTGCCGACGGCCGCGTGATCATGGCCCGCGATGCGGTCGGCATGGGTCTGATCGATGGCGTGCAGAGTTTTGATGAAACCTATGCGCAGCTCGTGCAGTACGCCCAGCTCGTGGCTGGCAAGAGCATGGCCGCGCCAGAGAAGCGAGGTCCCAAGATGGAAAAGCAAGCTGCAACCCTGGCCGAACTCAAGGCCGCGTTTCCTGGCTCGACTGCCGAATGGCGGGAGTCGCAACTCGAAGCCGGTGCCGATCTGCCGACGGCGGCGGTCGCCTATGCCCAGCATGTCGAAGCCAAGCTGTCGCAGGAACGCGAAGCACACTCGCAGGCACTGGCTCAAGCGGCCGCGAAGAGCTCGGGCTCGCTCGGCCATGCTCCGCTCACCGAACGCCACCTGCCGGCAAGCGACGCCCAGGAGTACTTCGAATCGGGCGATCCGATCGAAGACTTCAACGCCGCCGTGGCCGCGATGGCTGGTCGCAATCCGACGCGCGAGCGCCGGCAGGGTGCAGTGCGGGCGGCCGCTCAGAAGAACCCCGAAATGTATCAGGCGTATCTGCTGGCGACGAATCCCGGTCGTCTGCAGGCCCGGCTGATCACCGAAAAACTCGAAGCGGCCGCGAACTAGCCGCCGCATCCAAACCAAGGAACCACCATCAGAGGCCACGAATATGACTGCCCTCGTTCAACGCGAAACACGTACGTTCCCCAACATCGTCGGCATCGCACCGTATCTGCGCGTCAAGCTCACCGGCGGATTCTTGACGATCGCTGCCGCAGCCGACAACGAGATCGGTATCCTCGAAGAGCGAACGCTCAACGGCGACACGCTCGGCACGGTCCGCCTGCCTTCGATCTCGAACACGGTCCGAGTCACGGCGGCTGGTGCAATCGCATCGGGCGCCACGATCTATCGCGCCAACGGCGGCAAGGTCTCGACCACGGTGGTCGGCACGGCCTGGGGCATCGCCCTGGAAGCGGCTAGCGGCGACGGGTCGATCATCGAAGCAATCCGCACGATCAATGCCGCCTAACGAATCACGGAACCCACACAAGGAGATTGAGGCATGGCTTCGCCTTCCACCGCCATCACCCGGCTCGACCTGTCGCTCACGTACGGCGAGTTCTCGCTGATGGCCAACCAGCAAAAGTTCATCGGCCTGCAGGTGCTGCCGCCGCTCGCCGTTTCCCAGGAGGGAGCGGAGTTCGTGAAGATCGATATCGCCTCGCTGCTCACGAAGGTCGAGGACACGCGGCGGGCCCCCAAGAGCACGTACAAGCGTGACGACTGGGAATGGACCAAAGACAGCTATGCCGTCGAAGAGCATGGCGTCGAGGAGATCGTGGACGACGCGACCGTCGAGAAGTACGGTGACCTGCTCCGCACCGAGCAGATCGCGACGGCCCGGGCGATCAACCGCGTGCTGCAGCGATTGGAGTTCGACATCGCGGCGGCAGTGTTCAACACCACGACCTGGACCGGCGCTGCGCTGACCACCACGGTCGGCACGGCCTGGACCACGGCAGCGTCTGCCGATCCGATCGCCGATATCGACGCGGCCCATGAGAAGGTCAACGTCGGCTGTGGCGAGGATGCCAACACGCTGGTGACCACGAAAAAAGGCTTTCGGGCGATGATCCGCACGGCCCGGCTTGAAGGTTTGCTCAAATACGACGCCAGCGAATTGCTCGTGGCGCTGAATACCGGCCAGAACCAGTCGATGGTCAGCGAGATCGTCAGCGGCCTCAAGGATCTCTTGCAAGTCGAACGGATTCTGGTCGGCCGCGGGTTTAAGAACACCTCGGACAAAGGTCTTGCGCCGAGCCTCTCGCGTGTCTGGGACGACACCAAGGCCATGCTGTGCGTGGTGCATGACGATGGGATCGAAGGCGACCTCGAAAACCCCATGCCGCAGATCGGCCGCACGATCTTCTCGAACAAGAACGACGAGCCGCTGCCCGGCGCCAACGACGCCGGTTACGGGTCGCTGATCATCGAGGAGTACCGCGAGAACCCGGTGCGTGGCGGCGTGATCCGCCCCCGGAACAAGCGGCAGGTGAAGGTTTTCCACCCGCAGGCGGGGCACCTGTTGCAGGGAGTGACTGCGTAAGCGATGGCATCCCAGGTGGACCAGATGCTGGAGATCTACGGTGCGGCGCAGCTCGAGCAGAGCTTCGGCGTGACAGTCGTACTCGCGCGCGGCGGGCTCGAGTCCGCTCCGTTCACGGCCACCTGGGAGAACGATACCGAGGAGATCGGCGACCATGAAGGCTTCCTGACGAAGCGCCAGATGCGCGTGTTCGTATTCCCCGCCAGCAAGGCCCTGCTTGGCGGCGACACCGTGGAGCCACGGGCGGGCGACCGATTGCGTCTGACCGAGGTCGGCCAGGCGGTGGAGTACGAGATTGCGCCGCTGGGGACGCTGTCGGCCGTGGAAGCGACGGCCGGCGGCTATCGCTGGATGGTACGCACCAGGCAGGTGGCGACATGAACGACGAAGCCGTCGAGGTCAGCGTGGCCAAGGCGGTGGTAACCGAGTTGGCTGCGGCCGTGTTGAGCCAGACGATTTCGCCCGTGCGGAGCTGGGCCGATTGGGTCCAGCCCCTGGAGACCGACGACACATGCAAAGAGAACACGCTCTATATAGATGTCGTACCGGTGGCGACTGCCCAGGAGATCGAGGCCTCGTCGCGCAGCACGCTTGCCTACACCTGCCCCATCGACATTGCAATCCGCAAGAAGTTCGGTGCCGACCGGCAGGATCAGGACACGGGGCGAACCGTCATCGAGGACGTCGACGCCCTGATGCTGCTCGTGCAGGAGATTCATGAATTGTTCACGCTGGCCCGAATGCAGGATTTTGACGCGGCTTCCTGGCAAGGGACTAAGCGGCTCGTCGCGCCCCACAAGCCGCACCTCCGCGACCTACGGCAGTTCACGGGCATCGTGCGGGTGACGTTTCGAGTGGATCGGAAGGTGGTTTGAGTAAAAACATGTTCGGCACGAAGATCAGAATCGAAGATCGCACGAAGCGGGTGAAGGCGGCAGCCGACCAGGCTGCCTTCCGCAACTTCGGTCACGCAGCGGCGGCAATCCGCAAGGACGCCGTGGCCTCGATCGAGGTCGCGCCCGATCCGTCGCCACCGGGGACGCCGCCCCACACACGGCGGCGACTTTTGCCACGTGCGCTACGGTTCGACGTGGACAAACAAGGGGCCGTGATCGGCCCCCGGGCTAGCGTCGCGGGCCAGGTGGGCCGCACGCACGAACTGGGCGGCGAGTACAAGGGGGAAGACTACCCGGAGCGGCCGTACATGTTGCCGGCGCTCGAGCGGGCGCTGCCGCGTTTCGCCGGCGGGTGGAAGGGAACCATTGGAGAGTAGGCCATGCCAACCAATATCAAAATGGGCTTCGAGGGGCAGATTCTGTTCAGCGCCACACCGGGCGCGACCGGAACGACGCTGCTCACGAACGTCAAAGACGCCAGCTACAACTTCGAGGTCGAAAAAGGGAACACGACCGTCCGGGGCGACGGTAGCGTCCCGCCGATCGAAACCGAGGATGTGACGATCCGCAAAGTGACGGTCGAGTTCACGATGATCAAAGACACGACCGACACGGCGCTCGAATCGCTGCTGACGGCTCTCTATGCGGGAACGGGAGTCGCCATCCGCATGAAAGACTACTCGGCGGGCAAGGGCTTTGACGGCGACTGCACCGGCACGGTCTCGCGCGGCAAGCCGCTCAACGGCGAGCAGACGCTGCAAATCAACCTCACGCCCAGCCGCAGCTACGGCCGTGCCCCGCAGCTCTATGTCTAACCGAGGAACCAGACATGCCAACTCTCAATTACAGCGTTGCCGTCTCGGGTCTCGGTGGCAACATCGCCCAGTCCATTCCCCGCTCGGCCGACGCCGGCGGTATCCGCGAGATCGAGCTCCCGGTGGGTAAGGCCGGCACGCTCACGACCCGAACCGACGCGAACACCGGCACGGTGACGATGGGCGACGTCGGGCACGGCATCTCGACCGGTTCGAAGGTCGACGTGTACTGGAACGGCGGCGTGCAGTACGACGTGACGGTGGGAACCGTCATCGGAACTACCGTGCCGATCGATCTGGGCATCGGCGACGACCTCCCCAGCACGAGCACGGCCATGATCGTCAGTCGACGCAGCCAAATCAACCTGGATATCGATGGGGACATGCTGGTGCTCTTGGCCCTGAAGCAGAAGTACAACTCGAACACGCTGGACGCCGATTCGCACATCGACTTTCAAGACTTAGTCGGGACCAAGATTGCCCAGTTCAACCTCGAGGCCAACGGGCCGCAGGTCTGGGACATCGCCGGCGGATCCGCGAATCCGTTCACAGGCAACCCGATCACAAAAGCTTTTGCCAGCAACGGCTCGACGACCGAAGTCGCCACGCTGCAATTGCTCTGGCTCCAGGATTCGACACCGTAGCGAGGGATGTATGCCAACCTTCAAGGACGCCAACAACCGCGAGTGGACCATCAAGCTCGACGCGCCAACCGTGCTTCGCGTCCGCAGCGCCACCTGCGACGAGCCCAACTGCAAACACCTGCAAGGCGCCGGCTGCACGGGCGTCGACCTCGCGGACCTGGAAGGCAAGGTTCAGCTTCGCCTGCGACGCGACGTGGTGCTGCTGGTGAACACGCTCTACCTGCTCTGCCAGGGGGAAGCGCAGCGGCAGGGAATCACGGACGAGCAATTCGGAGCCTCTCTTGTGGGTGACGCGATCCATCGTGCCACCATCGCGATGGACGAGGCCATCGCCGATTTTTTCCCGGAAGAGACCCGGGCGATCCTGCGCGCGATCACCGCGAAGGACACCGAGGTCCGCTCGCTGGGCATGAAGCGGGCACTGGAGAAGATCAACGATCCGAACCTGGCGACACAGTTCGTGGCGGCACTGGAGGCCCAGCTGGACGAGCAGGTCAAAACCCTGTTGATCCCGTTGAGCTCTGCTACGAGTTCGCCGGCATCGTCGGGATCCATCCCGACGGCCGCACGTTGAGAGAGCTGTTCATGATGGCCAACGGCAAGGCCCGGTTTCTCGGAGCCACGTCCGCTGGTGAGCCGATGACCGAGAGCATTCCCTATAACGCGGCACTTTTGCAGGCGGCAGCCAGCGCAATATGACATGCCAAACCTAAAAGTTCGGCTCTGGCAGATTCAGAATCCACCATGCGGTTACTAATCCGGAGGTGAGAACGGCGGAGGCTATGACGGCAAATATCAACGTACGGGTGCCGAACCGCCATGCTGTTATTTGCGGTCGACCATTAGCCGCAAAGTCGACGACGAGACCGATGACTAGTCCTGCAAGTGCTCCGCCAAAAGTCCACTTCACACTGGCGACCTCCATTTGCTGGAGTCTAATTCCGCGTCGACCTGCCTCTGGGTCTTGCGCAAATGGCACCAGCAAAAGTGGAGTCAGAACTCCTCCCAACAAAGTGAAGGCAGCAACAATCCCATGCTTAGTGCGGCGCGCGCCCGTTGTGCTCATTCCCACATTATAACCGGCCACGAAAATTAACCCCGCCTCGGGTCAAAAAATGGCTGGACGAAACGACATCAAAGCCGGAGGCGCATACGTCGAGCTCACGCTCCGCAACAGCGCCTTCCTCAAAGGCCTGCGGGGTGCGCTCTCGCACCTGACGAGCATGGCCAAGGGCTTTGCCGTCGTTGGCGCGGCGGGCATCGCCGCGGGCACCGCGATCGGCGGCGTGGCCCTGCGGGCGTTTCGCGCGATGGGCGATGAGCTCGACGACATGAGTCAGCGGACCGGCTTCTCGGTAACGGCTTTGTCGGAGTTGCGGCACGCTGCCGACCGGGCGGGCAGTTCCATCCAGGATTTGGAAAACGGGATCCGTAAAATGCAGCGGGAGCTCGGCAAGTCCGGGCCGCTCAGCGCCGAGATGGAAGAAGCCCTCGCCACGCTCGGCCTCACCGCCTCCCAGCTTCAGGCCATGAACCCCGAGCAGCAGTTCGAGGCCATTGCCAAGGCAATCGGCGAGGTGGCCGATCCGACCGAGCGCGCGGCGTTGGCCATGCAGTTCTTCGGCAAGAGCGGCACCAAGCTGCTGCCCATGATCAGCGAGCTGGAACTGTTGCGGGCGGAAGCGCGCGAGATGGGGTTTGTGATGAGCGGCCAGAGCGCCGCGAATGCCGCCAAGCTGAGCGACAGCCTGGAGAATCTCTGGCGAACGGTCAAGTTCGGCGCGATCGCCATCGGCGAAACCCTCGCCCCGGCGATGCTCAAGTTCGTGGAATTCGTCCAGCCCGCGGCCACCGCCACGCTCAAATGGATGCAGAGCATCCGCGATGCGATCCTCGGCGGGCAACTCGAGCTCGCCGGCCAAATCGCCTTCGCCGGCCTGCGCGTCGCGGCGCTGCAGGGGATTGTGACCCTGTCGACGGCGGTTGGCGGGGCCGTGGGCGATTTCCTGGGCTCGATCGGCAGCAAGTTCGTGGGCGGCGATTTCCAGGGAGCGTGGAACGATGCGGTAGCCGGCATGCTGGAGTCTTGGGCCAACTTCTCGCAAGGCATTGTCGAGGTCTTCGGGACTGCCGCGAATGCCATTCTCAACCAGTGGCAGAAGATCGAAAACTCGATCACTGACTTCCTGCTCAAGAACGCGGCCGAAGGCGGCATCTTCGGCAAGCTGGCTCTGGCCGGCACCGGCATCGATTTCCAGGAGGAGGTCAAACGCGGCGAACGGATCGCCAAGCGGCAGCGCGAGCTCGGCCTGGCAACCGGCCAGGACACGCTCACCGAAGCACAGAACACGGCCCGCTCGATCACAGCGGGTCAGGCCAATGCCGCTCGGGAGAAGCTGAACGCCGCAATCGATGCCATGCGTTCGGCCGCGGAAGCGAACGTCGAAAGCGCCCGCCGGCGTCGCGAAGAACAAACCGGTGGCGGTGCCGATCGAGCACAAGCCGCGCTCGCCCAGGCCCAGGCGGAACTCGACGCCTTACGAGCTCAGATCACTCAACAGGCCACAGCGGCTGCCGGCCAGGCAGCGCCCGGCGGCGTCGGCGATCTCGGCAACCTACGGAACCAGGTGGCGGTCACGTTCAGTGCGGCTGCGGCCGCGGCGCTCGGTGGTGGCGGTTCGTCGACCGAGAAAATGGTCCGCACGCTCGAGGAGATTCGGGCGATCAACCGCCAGCAGTACGAAGAACAGAAAGAGATGCGTCGCAAACTGGCCCAGGGGGCGGTGGTGGCCTGATGCCTGAGCTCTTCCAGTTCAACGAGCGGCCAGACTCGCGGGCGTGGACGACCGATCCGCCCAGTGTGACCTATCGCTTCAAAGCCAGCGGCGAACACGACGACGGGATCGTGCGAGCCTACTCGCTCACCGGCACGCCTCTCGTGATCTACGCCGATGTGGGCACGCTGTTTCGCGGCAACATCCAGATCGAACCCGACGGGCACAAGCAATATATAGTCACGGTTCCGTACGGCCCTCGGAAACGCGAGACCGGCTCCTCGACGTTCCGCTTCGACACGACTGGCGCGACGATCAACATCAAGGCCGCAAAGGAGCACGTCGCTTCGTACCCGTCGGGCGGCTCGGCCAATCCGCACAAGGGCTCGATCGGCGTCACCAAGGACGGCAAGGTCGAGGGGGCCGATATCGTCATCCCGGCCCTGAAGCTGATCTACACCTTCAAGCATCCCGCCGGCGTGATCAACGAGAACCATGCCCGGGCCCTGGCCGGCGTGACGGGCATGACGAACGCCCTGCCATTCCGCGGGTTCGCGGCCGGCGAGCTTCTGTACCTGGGCAGCACCGGCGAAGACGGAACCGAAACCGAGGCCTCGGTCGACTACGTCCTCGTCGCCAGCAAGAACGTCAGCGACCTGCAGGTCGGCGACATCATGGGCATCGCCAAAGGTGGCCATCACCTGCTGTGGATCGAGTTCAAAAGCGAAGTCGAAGGCGGCAAGCCGGCGGTGCAGCCCGAGCGTGTCCACATCGAACGTGTCTATGATCCAGTCGACTTTGCCGCCGCGTTCGGCTGGAGCTAGCGATGGCATGGGACAAAGTCACGAGCGGCCAGCAGATCAAGCAGACGCCGATTCACCGCGCCGGCTTCATCAACGACACGATCGACGTGGTGAACGCCCACAAGGAAGGTCGCTTGCAGCGGCCCGCCGAAGTAGATTCGGCCAATGCCTCACGGGTGCGCGTGCAGATCCGCAACCAGACCGGGTCGAACCTGGTCGTCGGCCAAGTCGTGCAGCTCGGGCCGCTCCTGCTCAGTAGCCTGTCGCAGGACCATCCCTGGTTCGAAGGCAACATGGTCGCCAATCCGGCGTCGGATCGCCTTGCCGTCCTGACGCAGCCAATTCCGAACGGGCAGATCGGCACAGCGCAGATCGCTGGTGTGTGTCTCGCCCGAGTGAATGTCACCGATGCGAACCATCGCCATGCCGCTCCGACCGCCGGCTCGACCAACTTGGCCTCGAAGAAGGTCGGGCCGGTTGAGCTTCTGAGCACGCCCTCGGGAACCGGACTGCAAACCGTGTGGGTCAAGCTCGACCACAAGGAGAATTTCGCCTATGCCACGTCGCTACCGATGAACCTGCCGGCTGGCGCGTCGACGAGCGTCACCCTTTCAGACGGAACCAGCGTCACGGGTACAAACCGCAGCGGCGGAACCCTGGCGGCGGGCAGTGCGGTCGCGATCAAGGATATGGTCACCGGCGAGTACATGCTCGTCGGCGCGGGAACTTCGGACGAGACGCCGGGCGGGTCGGACAAAGGGGCCATCGTGCGGGTCACCGGCGCAACCGCGAATCCGAGCACCTGCCTCTGGCCCGGGACGACCGTGGCGATCGCCGGCGCACCCAGCGGCGCTTGCACCAACCCGTTCGTGCCAGCGAGCGTTTGCCACTTGCTCGTGCTCAATAGCAAAGGCGGCTCGTGGGATTCCACCTCGGAGGACAAGTTCCGGCTGACCGTGGGCGACCACTATATCGGCCGCTACGTGTTCAACATCGGCAGCACGCCGGTCTATGCCATCCGCCACACCTGCTGCCGGGGAACCGAGCTGTACTACGCCGAGCTGGCCGATTCGCTCTCGGCGACGAGCTGGGAGGCCAACATCACCAGCGTCTTATCGCTCCACGACAATGACGACCCCGGCTTCCTGACGGCCGGGAACCTCTATGGTCTCAGCGGCGCGGCCGGTGCATCCCTGCTCTGTGCGAAATATGCCGGGGCCAATCCCGATCAGCTTTTCATCATCCAGGTGCTGCACAACGAGCGCACGATTCTCGAGTCGATCAAGCTCGATAGCCCGGGCGCTCCGACCAAGATCGTCCAGGTCGAACGCAAGATCGCCGCGATGGACGAAGGCGAGGAGCCGACCGACGCCGATGCAATCACGCTCGCGGCCGAGACGGTAGCGGTCAACGTGAAGGTCGATTCGCCGGGCGCTCCCACCAAGCTCCAGCAGACGAAGAAAGCGATTCGCACGTTCCCCGGCTCTGGCGCGGCTGCCGACAGCGATATCGTGGGCATCGAAGAGTGCGAGAGCTAGCGATGCCCATCATGCGGAAAGCCGGTTCGAACAAGCTGCTCCGCGTGGGTGCGAACCTGGGTGGCAACCAGGAATGCTGCAACTGCGGCCCGATCGTCGCGATCAACATTTGCAACTTCAACAAGTGGTCTGACGAGATCCACGATGCCGTGCTCAACGGCCACCTGCTGACGCGTCCCACCGTCCAC